CGCAGGTGGATTAAGAATAGCAACAGATGCTATTTCTTATTGTCCATCAGGTCTGATAGATCAAACACAAAATCAAGTACTATCATATTTACACAAAGCAATTAAACCAGTAAATCAATTAAGAATGATTGAAGACGCTGTTGTTATTTACAGAATTGCTCGTGCACCTGAAAGAAGAATATTCTACATTGATGTAGGTAATTTACCTAAGATCAAAGCTGAACAATATTTAAGAGATGTTATGGCTAGATATAGAAACAAACTTGTGTATGACGCAAGTACAGGTGAAATTAAAGATGATAGAAATCAAATGAGTATGTTAGAAGACTTTTGGTTACCTCGTAGAGAAGGTGGGAGAGGAACTGAAATTACTACATTACCTGGTGGTCAAAACTTAGGTGAGATACAGGATATAGAATACTTCCAAAAGAAACTATATCGTTCTCTTAATATACCTATTAGTAGATTAGAAGGTGGTCAAGGTTTTAATCTTGGTCGAGCTGCAGAAATTAGTAGAGATGAAGTTAAGTTTACTAAATTTGTAGGTCGTTTAAGAAAGAAATTCTGTATGTTATACCATGATCTTTTAAAAACTCAATTAATTTTAAAAGGTATCATTGCGCCTGAAGAATGGGATATGATGATGGGAGATATTACATATACTTTCTTACAAGATGGATACTTTGCTGAGTTAAAACACAGCGAAATGATGAGAGAAAGAGTACAATTGGCTCAACAACTAGAAGGGTATGTTGGTAAATATTTCTCTAACGAATATATAAGAACCAAAATATTAAAACAAAATGAACAAGAACAAGAAGAAATCGACAAACAAATTGAAGAAGAAGGTGCTGAAGCTCAGCCCGAAGAAACACCAACCATTACGCCTAACCAAGAAACGAATGGTAGTGAAAAAGAAAAATCAACATTAGGAGATAAATAATGAGTAAAGAAAATATTAATAAATTTGTTAATTCATTACAGACAGGTGACAATGCTCAAGCAGGAGAAGATTTAAAAAATGCTCTTGCTGATAAAGTTAGTTCTGCCTTAGATGATGCTAAAACTGATGTGGCGAGATCAATGTTTACTGGACAAGTTGGTGCTGATGCACCAGAAGCTAATCCTTTTTCTGGTAATGACGTTGAAGCTGAAACTCCTGCACCAGAGGTAGCAAGTGATGAAGTGGCTCAGTAAATTTATATCAGATAATATTACTGAAGCAAACGATTACAAACGTACTCGACAATACAATAAACTTACACCTAAAATGAAGCGTGCTGTAGATATGGTTTTTAGAGCTGCAGACAAAGACGCTGATGTCATTGCAAACTTTGAAAAAAATGTAGATACAGCTGCAAAACAACATGGTGTAAGCAAACAAGATTTAATGAACTACTTTGATAAAGAAACATTAACAATTTTAAGGAAGTAATATGGCGTTTACAAATGTTGTAGGTTCTACAAATTTACTAACAAAAACAGTAGATTTTTCTACTAACTGGCCTATTAGAAGAACCACAAAAACAACTAACGCCGGCACAGCTCCTGACGGAACCAATACAGCTTTATCTCTTATAGCAGATACTAATAATAATACTCATAGATTGGATAAAAATCCAGCAGGCTTAAGTGTTAATACACAATATACTTTTAGCGCACACTTAAAGGCGTTTGGTTTAAATCATGCTTCATTAACCATAGGACAAGGTAGTAATGATTTAGTAACTGATGCTACCTGTGTTTATAATTTATCAACAGGCGTTGTAGAATCTGAAGGTTCAGATTGTGATGGTTCATCTATTGAAACATTAGAAAATGGATGGTATAGATGTTCTATAACATTAACTATAGGAGGTTCAATATCAGTTAATGCTGTTTTAATAGGAATAATGTCAGACGCAACTACAACATCTTTTGTAGGTAATGATACAGACGGCATTTTAGTATGGGGACCTCAATTAGAAGAAGGTGCAAATGAATCGCAATACTTAGCAAATGATACATCTTCAACAGTTTCAAATGCAGGTTCAGACGGTATCTGGGAATTTGATGACGCAGCTACAATTAGTGATACTTATCCAGATTCAACCGATGGCGCTAATTCAACAATTGCTGGTGGCGTTAGAAGTTATAAAACACCAAGTGGTAGAATACAAAAAGTTTATATTAGAACTAGAAAAGCTGGTGAAACTAAAGAAAGCGGAGAACTATCTAAAGACTATTACGATTTACAAAAGTAGGAGATAATATGGCAGACACAGTATCAACACAAGTATTAACAGACACAACAGGCGTAAAATACGCTGTTAAAATGACTAACTATTCTGATGGTACAGGAGAGAATTTAGTTAAAAAAATAGACGCTTCAAATACAACCTTTATGACTACTGATGGAAATAGAAAAATATCTAAAATATTTTGGTCAGTAAATACAGCAAACG